GTCGGATCGAGGAGCTTGAGCCGGTCGGTCGCCGCAAGCCCCAGCTTCGTCGAGCAGCGGTGAATCTGCGTCGCCGCGTCGCTTGCAATCTTGAGATAGGGCGAAGGAATTTCTCCGTACTCCGTCGCAACAGTCAGCCCGTCTTCTTGCAGCGCGGCGCTCGCCTTTGTGTATCGGTCATAGTTGTCCGCATAAATGGCAAGAAATGCGCGGTCGATGTTATCGAGCAGGTCGACCTTGCCCGCCTCGTGGACAATGCGCATATACTCCTCAGCCGCATCGGGCGAGAGCCAATCCGGTGCGCCCTCCTCGAGTTGGAGGCGGTCAACCTTGATCTTCGATTCTTGTATCTTGCGGTTCAGTCGCTTCTCTTTGCCGATTTTCCCTTTGGAAACACCGACTGCCTTGCGCGGTCGTCCCGCCATCGCCGCACCTCCTCTCTCTTATTATTCCGTATTATTTCAATCGCCCCTAAAAATTTCATTTCTGGCATTTTTTCAAGAAAAAGGACCGGACGCGGTTTTATATCCCGCCCCTAAAACTTTTTCGCCCCGCCCCCCACATTGTCTCTTTTCCTGCGAATTTCCTTCAGTTTTTCCTGCATTGCTCGTTTTGCGCGTAGATTTTTGTTGTACGCGTCATGGATTTCTTTGTGTGTTTTCGCCGATACAAAAATGAGATTATCCATGTCCAGTTTGCGCGCGGGATTCTCTCCAATTGGCTCGATATGGTGCACAATCGCACCCGGAATGAGTCGGCCCGTCTCGGTAAACACAACTTCATCCGCATAGTTTGCGCGGATGCGTGCCGCTTCGGACGTCCGCTGCCACGCTTTGCCATTATAGAATGCAGCCTTCTTCTTGTTTCGCCGCTCACAGTCATAGGCTCGGTGTCGTTGTGCTTGACAGGGACAACACCGCCCTTGTACCACCGTCCGCCCGCATATATCACAGATTCGTTTCAGCATAATATCCCTCACGAAGTAGCTTGCTTTCCAAAAAAATATTTCAAAAACCTATTGACATTTATGCGCATAATGCGTATAATATAATCAAAAGGAGGGAACAAAATGAGATTCAAAGAGCTTGACCGACTGCTAAAGAAAAACGGTTGGCGGCCTATTCGCTCAAAAGGTTCACACCAACACTACCAAAAAGACGGTGTTGCAAAAACCTTGACAGTCCCGAATCATCCCGGTGACATCAACCCCTTCATAGTGAAAAGCGTATTGAAGGAAGCGGGCATCAATCCCTGATACCCGCTTCCACAAGGAGGAACCTATCATGAACCTTGTTTATCCTGCTGTGTTTTATCCTGATCCCGATTCGTCTGCTTTCGCTGTTACCGTCCCTGATCTTCCTGGATGTGTATCCGGCGGTAGCTCACTCCCTGAAGCCATTTCCATGGGCGAAGATGCTGCTTCTGGTTGGATCCTTGGTGAACTTGAAGACGGCAACGAAATCCCTGCGGCAAGCAGTATCACAGACATTCATCCGGATCCGGAGATCGGCAAAGGCTTCGTCTCCCTGCTCTCCCTCGATATGGACACCTACGCCGCAAAGTACGGCAGTAAGTCCATCCGTAAGAATCTCACGATTCCAGCATGGCTTAACACCTTCGCTGAGGCAGAACAGCTCAACGTCTCAAAGGTGCTGCAGGAGGCCCTTACCTCCCTCTACGAAAAGAAAAATACTGCTATTGCATAACTTCTCTGATTTCATATAAAAGGCAACTATTCGGAAATTCCGAACGGTTGCCTTTTATATTTGTCAAAAACAAAAATTTACATCTCAGAAATACGAAGTGTAAAAAATCGGAGAAATTTATATCTCACGTCTGCAATATGCATTATTACTGTCAAAATTGCCATGTATAGATACAATCTCTGCATGCAAAAAGGACACCGCACAGGCGATGCCCTTGTGTTCAGTTTTCCTACTCTACTATCATATCACATTTTTCCGCAGAAAAAAGGAAGTAAAAGGGAACAAAAAGTCGGTTAAAAATACCGTTGGGAAGACGATTGAGTTATCCACAAGCTAAATCATATGCAATTCACATTTCAATTTCTTATAACCACTTTCTGTGAACTCAAGAAACTTTCTATCTTCATCCATAGGGAATTCATATTCATTACTATCTGGTTGTTGCCCGCGCTCTAAATATCTGTACCCTAACTCTTCATAAAAACGCCAATAATAATCTTCTAAAGCGTCATCAGCCAGGTCAATATTTTTATCTATAATTCCAATTATTTCTTGAACATCCGAATCATCCAGACCTATATACCCCTCGTCAAAATTAACCCGCCGATATAACAACTTTCTTATAGGGAGATATAACTTATATAAACGTTCCTTTTTTATACTACGCTCTAATTCTCTTTCTTCCTTTTTCTTCTGAAAAAAATATTGATTTAGAAAACATACAATCACCGCAGAAATACTTGAACATATCGCCGACAGAAGAACCAGTAAAATTGGGCTATCTATTGTCATAAATATCACCTCTATCCTTCTACAATACATATTTCACCAAGGAAAAGGAGCTACCAAAGCGGTAACTCCTCAAGATCACTTGTAGTCAGCTTACAAGTGTCTTCCTTATTTTTAGGAAGCCTTAGGCTTCCTCGATGGCACATAGAAGCGCCAAGCCGTATACCCATAGTCAGCAGCGACCATGAGTTTGCCCCATCGATTTACGTAAGATTTACAAAAAATCCACATAAGGAACTCCTTTCCGGAGACCATTGCAAATTCTGTCTGAAAATGCTATGATGTGGATGATTAAGCCAATCACAGTCTGACCACCTCAGACAGAAATATATACTTGAAGTGGGAACTTTAAGTATATAACAACAGTCACCTTGTGTATTCAGCCACTCGGTGGCTGTTTTTCTATGCAATTATACATAGGATCCCTCCTTTCACCGATGTCTAGTCTTCTGAACTCTTGCGGCTGATTCTGAAACACCATATCGACGTTGTATCTCTGCTATCGATAATCCTTTGATAAATCGAAATGGTGCCAAAAGCTCTCCGGCAAACGCATTTGCCTGCCACTCTGGATCACACCATGTCGCTACTTCGCAATCCTTTGCCACCCTGGCTAATGAGATATTATCCGCACCATGCAACAATAAGTGCCCAATTTCATGTGCAACGGTTAAACGATCTCTCCCGAACCCAGTACAAGCTCTCTCATAGACATCCTCTCGAATCAAAATTTTAGGTTGTGTCGGAAATGTTTGTCCATGCTTATTGCCCATCTGATGCAGAGGAGCAACTTCTACATCAACTCCATAATCCGGTAATGATTCAAACAATTTAACAACATCAACATAACCATCATCTGCTAATCCAAAAATTTTACGAACTGCTTTTGCTTTCTCCCTTATTTGTGCAAGAGATAGAGGAGGCATCATCAATCCACTCAATCTAAATCCTCCTCAATGATTTTTCGAATTTGATCAAGCTGCTCGTCGCTTAACTTATCAAAATCACGTGCAAACGCCAAAGCAGCATATTTCTTTTTCGCCGAAGTCGCTTCCAGTTTGATTTCAACTTTCTGTTGCTCATGACTGGCAGCTTCGCGCAGTTGCGCAAACTGTTCCGGCGACAGACCATAACTCTTCCCTATTCTTTCAATGTAATCTAGAGGCATCCTACGCTTACCATTTTCGATCGCAGAAAGATAAGAGGATGTTATGTTTAGACGCTCAGCCATATCCCGTAGATATTCATCACGCTCTATGCGGAGTTTCCGCAATAACTTTCCCAATGGTGTAGTCATTATTGCACTCTCTTTCCTACTCTGTTCCCTTAATCAACTTCTTTGTTGATTATATCATCTTCCGTGTGAATCGTCAAGTCCCCGATGTAAATACAAGTTTAATCTGCGCTGGCCTCACTTCCACCCCAAACAACATGAGCGCAACATCCCTCAGCACCTTCCCGCCCTTCTCCTTTGCCCACTTCTCCGTATAGTTCAGCACATCCGCGATCTCTATCCACGACTGCCCCCGCATATACCGCCCTTGTATCAGCTCCACATCTGCATCATCCAGCGACTCAAAGGCTCGATCGATCGCCCGTATTGTGCGCTCTATTTCATCTCTGCGGATCCGCATATCCACGATATGCCCCTCTCTAGTTTGATGCGCCGTGCAGCAGCAGCCTCTGTACTCGTCAGCTCTCTTGTGCCTCCGCAGATACGGTCATCTCCGTATTGGATAGAGGATATGGATTCGTCACGCAAAATCATCTCCTGCGCCTCGATCTCCTCTGTGAGATTCGTGACGGCGACCTTCATCTTTGCATAGTTCTGCAAAAGCCGCTTTGTCTCCCTGATATAGTCGCCATACTCTCTCACTCTGTTTCCTCCTAACACCAAAAGAGCGGTTATGTGCCGCTCTTTCTTCTCACTCCAACACGGGGCGTCCCGTCTTCAAGTCATACAGTTTAGTGTCTGTTCCATAAGCGATGGATTTCTCATATCCGTGCTTATCCGCCCACTTTTGGAAGGTCTTCGTAAGCATATCGCTCAGCTCTTCGAGGGCGGATTGCTCAGGACATTCAAGGTAGTCCTCGTCAAGACCTTCTTCACCCATTTGGCATCGCATATCTTCAATGACCTCTTCGCCCCTTACGCAAAGCTCAAGCTGTTCCTCTCTCCAAATGTAGACAGTATCCTCTTCATCTGCATTTTTCCACGCATCCTCTAACGCCTCCTCAAGGCTGGAGAAATAAGACTGCGCCCGCTCTCCCTCTTCGTCGAAACTATACAGATATAGTTCCTCGCTCATCACCGCACCTCCCGAAAGATAATATCCGTCTCCCGCATCATGTGCAGAAACAGCTTCTTACGCAGCACATAATCCCGTGTCCGCACACCCTTGACCTCGATCACCTCGCGCCGGCCATCGTCATACTCGACCAAGAAATCCGGTGTATACGTGATTGGCTTCTGTGGCTTTCCTTGGTTGTCCCGGAATCCCTCAAGCAAGGTGTACGTCGGCTGACACTCAAGGTGCTTGATCTCACCGAGTCTCAGTTTCTCGCGGAGCATCAGATAGACTTCCGCCTCGCGCTTGCTGTCAAACGTGCGCCCGTAGACGGTTGTCTTGCGGGCGTGGTACTTGTTCCGCTGTTCCCGCATAACGTGACTCACCGCTTTGTTCGCCGTCGGGTCTTTCCTTTTGCAGGGCGTGTATTCGTCCATGGCCGCACCTCCTCACCCGTAGAATTCATCCTTCAGTTCGTCGATCAGCTCCGATACCTGCTGTTTGCTCATATCCTCCACAGCGTAATCGTCAAGGTCATATCCGAGTTCACGCAGCAGGGCTTGTGCATATGCAATCTGCGCATTTGTCGCCTGTTCCATCCTGCCGCCTCCTCAGAAATACCCGCGTGCCTTGTTTTTCTCGTTCACACGCCGTTGCGCTTCTTCGCGCATCACACTATCGCAGCCAAGAGCATCAAGCCACGAAGTGCACACGGTGATTACGTCCGTTAGTTCAAGTACCAGACGCTCCCGCGTGTCCGCCGCAACCCTTAAAAGCGCTTCGCGATTCTTGATTTCATTGAGCAATTTCACCTCCTGCACCACCTCGCTCGTCTCCTCAACAAGTTTGGCAATCCATGCCACCACCCCTGCATCGCGAAACTTCGTGCACGGCTGTGGCTTTGTCATATCAACTCCAGGTGCCATCTCAGCACGCTCCTTTCATGCGCCAATCGGCGCCCTTAATCTCCACTCGCTCGCACATCCCGTAGATGCGCGACATAATCCGCTGCCCCTGCAGATCATCAATCACGTTGCCGCGCCCATCCACCGTCGCCATGTGCGCGATGATCTCCGTCGGGCTGTAATTGCTCGTCACGACCGTCTGCAAGCGCTCGTTATAGCGGTGGTTGACGATGCAAAAGAGCTGCTCGCCTACCCACTCCGTCATCTTCTCCGCGCCGAGGTCGTCCAGCACGAGAAACGGTGTCTCCTTGACCGCCTGAACGGTCTCCGAGGTCGTCCCGTCCTTGAAGGAGCTGCGGATGTCTGCCATCAGGTTAGG